TTCTGGAGTTGGCTTGTCAGATCCCACTCGCCAAGCCAGAGACCATCACGAAGCTGGCTGTAACCTGCTTTGATGACCTTTTTACCGACTGACGTGAACGCGGTAGAGGCAACAGTGTACACAGCATTTGTGTACTGTTTGCCATCATGTTCGCGGTAGAAATGACTAGCATGCTGCTCAGAGATGCTGTCCGGTTTGGCAATCGCCAAAAACAGATGAGCAATCTCTTGGAAGTAGTTAGGCTCGCCATAACGGAGTGACCCGCCGTTGTCTATAACTTCTTGCTGAGTAGTAAACACCAGTGGGGTAGACGGATCACCGTACTCCAACTTCTGTTTATACTGCTTAACAAGGCGCAAGACCGTAACTTTAAGAGCGTCTTTGCCGTTGCTAAGATTGACTTCTTTGTCGAATACAAAGGAGCCGGGAATCAAGCCCGAATCCACGAGTGGCCCAGTCTTTTGAACTAGGTTGATACGAGGAAGGATGATGTCCTTTGTTGTGATCTCGCCTTCGATGCCTCGGGCACCGCCGCTGATCACTTTGTTAGTTGAAGACATCGTGACCGCTTTTGATTCGGCACCAGCCGGAACGATCTGAGCTTCGATGATTTCAGGCTCGCTGATAACAGGAGCCGCGTTTTTGAACGATACAGTAGACATATGGTTTACTTAGTTTCTAATGGTTTATTGGTTTTTATTTTTTCTTAGTTGATAGGAAACCCCTTCATCTTGAAGGACCCCTAAATCCCGCAACTTCCCTTCGAGGGCAGCGCGAGTTTTCGCCTTTGTGCCGCGAGCGGCTTTCTGGGCAAAAATGTCTTCCAACTTGGTCACGGAGACCTTGTCGACGGCAGAGAGGAAATCACGCAAGTCCACGCTATCCTTAACGGCCTCGTACGCACCTAGCGCACTTGTAATTGTTCTTGGCTTGGTCATCTCAATGACCTTGAACCCCGGAAGCTCCAAACCTTGATCCACGGCCATTTCGGTAGCCCGTTTACGGACCCCTGTCGCCCATGATTCAATGATGGGGACTAAGGTTAGTAGGTCGGAAACTTTTTTAGGATCATCTTGTTCAGAACCACGGACAGAGTCTGGGATGACCAGTCCTTCCGTGTCGTATCGTTTCGCAATGAGAAGAGCTTTCTCGGCCAACGCGGTGCATCGTGCCTGATTGCCACAATAATCGCAAACTCCAGCTTGCGGATTAAACACACCACCCAATTTGGCACGTTCGATGACTGTTGACACACGTAACTTGATACCACCCATATCACTTCTTTTGTACGTATGCATTGATACCTCGTCCCGCGCTGGCACGAGAAAATACATGGTGATTTCGTCAATATTGGTAAATTTTTGGAATAGTCCCAGCACGTAAGCCTGACCTTGGATATTGATTTCGGCGTCATCGATTGCGCTGAATCCGGTCTTGTAATCGATCGCGTCCGCTACGCCATTGGCGTACGTGATAAACCGATCACAGGTGCCGAAAGTACTGCGATCCGCGCCTAGATCAATATTGACCTTGACCTCGCGAAAATCTTTCGTCACCTGCCTACCCTTGCAAATTTGGGCTACATAACCTTGGAGCAATTCATAGATGGATCGTTCCTCGTCGTTAGCACATTTGGACGGGTCATCGAACTCCATCGCTTCGTGAATTCGGTCACCCTTTTCGGAAGCCCAGTTCTTGCCTTCGCGGTTGCGCCAGCTGGGGCAAATCTCCTTGTATTTGAGACTTGAAGGCCCGTGCTCCGCGTGAAGTTTCTCTACCGTTTGTGTCGGTTTCTCATTCATGTGCGGGACATTGATACTCAGTGTTTCCGGTTCGGTCAAATCTTTTTCGTGCAGATCCGAAATATTTTTTAATTTAGCTCGAACGCTCGTTTCAACTTTCTCTTCAACCGTACCCGCCGCGAAGAGGATCCGTTGAACGCTGTCGCTTTGGGCTCCTGCTCGGTCAACCCGTCCGATGGTTTGGAGCATGTCTTTGGCGTTGTACGTTGGTGAAATAAGGGCCGTGCGGGGACGAACTCCCTTGACATCGTGGAGCGAAACTCCCAGTCCTCCAGCGGCAATGTTGCATAAGATAACGTGTGTTCTGTCTGCGCAAAAGTTATCCACGGCTTTTTCTCTGGCTTCCGCTTTTTGACCACCTTTGATGACTTCGTAAGGGACTTTGAGCCGTTGCCCAATCGCTTCAAGCGTAGCATCAAAGTTGAGGAAGACGGCCACCGAATTGCCTGCTTTGATTTCGTCTTCGATGATTTCAACCGTTGCTGGTACTTTTGCAAGTTCGATTCCTTGTCTAGCTCGGAGTTGAGCAACAAGTTTTTGGGCGGCTTTGTTTTTGCTGTCTCCCTTGGCCCTTTGTTCGAGGGCTGAGAGTTCTTGGTCCATTTCGTCATAAATTTTTTGGATCTGACCCTTGTCTCCGAAGTCTAACGGGTCGGTGATAATGCGTGTGTTTTTGAAAAAGTCTTTGAGGTCGGCTCGCGTCATGCGATCGCCCCGCGTTGGGTAGAGTTCTTGGTTTATGCTGTCTAGTGCCCATCGCTCGTTTTGCTTGAACTCCAGCGCACCCCACGGGTTTACGTAGCAGCCACGAGTCTTGGCCCAGTTAAAGTAGTTTGAGAGGCTGTGCAGCCCAAGCACAAACCCGCTGGCTCGCATCTCGGTAGGATCTTCGCAAGCTGACGCCGAAAGCAAAAGGTTTACCCACTTCTTTGCCGAGATCAGCATTTTGGCGTTCTTACTCCATAGTCCTTGGCATCGATGAACCTCGTCCCAAATGATTAGTGCATCGTCCGGTATCGTGAACGTGAAGTTCTTTGCCGCCCAGTGGCCGAATCGTGTGCGACCCGTGCGCAATTTTTCGTAGTTAACGATACCGATCACCGAAACACCTTGTTCAGCTAAAGTTTTTTCCCACGAAGGGATGACGATTTTAGGGCAGATGACAAAGGCTTTCTTACCAAGGGCCTTGGTAGTTTCGACGGCGCAAACAGTTTTACCAGTCCCCGTGTCGCTGGAGTCAAGCGCGGCGTTGTTACGCAGCAAAGCCGTGCAGATTTTTTGCACATGCGTTGCTTGGACTGGGTAGAGAGTTTTCAGCGGTTCCAACCCTTCTTAAGATGTCCAAAATCCCTAGGTTCCGTTACTTCGCACACTTCACCACAAATGCCACATTCATCAATGTGGTAGCAAGCTCCGTAGGGATTGCCTTCGGGTCTTTTCCCGTGGAGCTTACCGCAAGGATTGCAAATCCAATCCGGATACTTCTTACGGAAGATAGAATCGTAGTTTTTGCGATACTCGTCCCCGTTTACTGGACGGGGAGAGTCGCCTTTTCCTGCCTGACTTAGATCGTTAATAGCCATGGTAAAAAATGTGACCCCCACACCAAGACCTTTAACAGGTCCCCCAAGTATGAGAGGTCACTACACAGGGCAAGCTGTCAACATTGCGCGAGGTTCCCCCGAACCTTTTAATAATGTCCGCTTGTTCTCCCATATGTAAAATTTAAATAAGTTCACGCTTGGCTGCGTGGTAAATTAGCAAGGCGTCCGCGTTCGCCAGAGTTACCTTGCGGTTTGGATAAAGCATTTGAGCTTTAGCCTTTAAATGGTTTTTCCACTCTGTTTTTGAACGCCCATTCGAGGTACCAAGCCCCAAGGCTTTCTGCCATTTTTGTGGTGTAACGTGCCTTATTTCGACACCCATTGCATGCGGTATAGCCTCTAAGTGCCCATAATTCTGACCGAAGTTAAACATAGCTGATCCCGGAGCACCTCTACCACCGATGTAGCCCCCCACTTTTTCGAGATAGACCGTACAGTCTGCGACTTTAACGAGTTTTCGAAAAAGCTCAACCATGTCGCCAAGCGTATCCGGCATGTTAAAACAGTGCGGATCGTCGAGAGTTTGCCCTGCTACGAAGGCTCCAGATTTCCCCGGATCAATTGCTACGATAATCATTGGTTTAGTCGAAATGGAGGCAATGCTCTGTCTTCATTTGATTAATAAGCTCGTAAAGCTTTTCCACAGTAGCTGTATCCCAATCGGGATCAGTAGAATGGCGAATATGAGAACGAAGATGATTAGCAAACCCATCAAGAACAAAAAGAAAATCGCTTGCTTTACAAGCCAAATCAAATTCCTGTCGCTCTTCGGGCAGTTTAAAGGAGAGGGTTCCATCAGCCATTTTATTTTAGGTTAGTGTAAGTACGTTGAACCACGTTTCAGCTTCGGATTTAGTCACGAGACCTTTGTAGTTTTGTTGGATAACTGTAGGTGAATTTCCACACTGTTCCGCTACTTCTGCTGCGTTTCGTGTTAAGGAAATTTGACACGAAATAAAAGTTTTACGCAACCCATTTTTTTTCCACGCGACCCCACTCCCACCCACCAGCTTTGAAATGTGGGTTGAACAGCTATCCTGCAAAAATTTAGTGCAGTCCCTTAGTCTGGCTGTAACTGCGAGTTTTCGTAAGGTTTCTTCCACACATTTGGGAAAGTAAGCCACCCTACCACGGTTGGTCTTGGTCAATTCTGGCCCAAGGATAAAAGCCCGTTCGTCCCAGTTGATGTCACTCCACTTCAAACGCTCAATTTCAGACATCCGGATACCCGCATACGCCCCCGCAATAAGCATGGGCAGGGATCGTTCGTCAGCCACAGCTACCAGTTTAGCCAGTTCCGCCGCAGTGAATAACTCAGGGCTTTTGTTTTTGAATTTCGGAAGTTCTGTCTCCTCAACACAGGATTTGTGGATGTAGTTCTGGTTTTTAGCCCATTTGAACAATCCACGAAGACTTGCCCGATGGTTAAACCTAGTTCTCAGATCGATCATGTTCAACAGGTAGTCGTTTATTCCAGCGGAAGTTATCGCACTGATGTTGACACCTCCAAATTTAGTTGAAAATTTGTTCAAATGTTGTTGCAGAGTTTGTCGATATCTCGACCCTATGCCAGAATTGACCTTGACCGCTAGGTACCCCTGACATACTTTTTGAACCGTAATTGACGGCAGCAAATTGTGGGTTTGAGCGTAGTACTTGACTACCTCCTCTATCGGCACGTCCCCTACAACATGATCCCAACTTTTTTTGGACACAGCTTCCCGTTTACGGGGTTCCTTGGGGGGATTACCTTCTCGGAACAATGTCATAATTTCAGTAGCTCGCGCCTCTGCGTCGAGTTGATCAGTAGTAGTTTCCCTAACTCGTTTATCCCCTACGTACCACGAAATGGTGAACATATTACCACCGTCTTTAACTTGACGGTAAATAGTGATTTTGCCGTAGCGCGATTTGTGGACACGCGGCCAGTTCAGTGTTTGAGTCTGCTTCATGTGTTTAAAGTTGTGTGGGGCTACCTTGACTTCTCGGGCCAATCTTGTCAAAAACTTTTTTAACGATGGCTTCAAAAAGTAAAATGGTGATGGTTTACGGACGGGAATTCCCTGCCGATATCACGTTGGTGACCTTGGAATTGAGTTGCCTCAATGATCCCCCTCCCCAGTCACCGGGGAAACTTTTCCACTTCAAACAAGTAGTGGATTTACTTTGGAACCATCCTGATTCCAAGATGCCGATCGAGTGGACGCCTTGGCTGGAGCGCATGATCGAGGCCGCTTTTGAACACAAGTACTTGGCGGTAGCTGGTTGCGCCAGTAGCGGTAAGTCCCAAGCGTACGCATTGTGGGCCATCGTAAATTTCCTCATGAAACCTTGGGCCACGCTTGTTATCGTCACTTCAACAAGTTTAAAGGAGTCGCGGAAACGTATTTGGGGTGCAATTACCGACCTATGGCGAGCAGTTCCGGGGCTGCCGGGAAAACTAGTTGATTCAGTAGGCATGATCCGCATGGATGACGGCTCCGACACCAAATATGGTGATCGTTGTGGTATTGCCCTCGTAGCTGCTGAACGTAAGAAAGAACGCGAGGCCGTGGGTAAATTGGTTGGTATCAAGCAGCAACGAGTGATTTTTATCGCAGATGAGTTGCCCGAACTCGGGGAGTCTATCCTCGAAGCCGCCTACACCAACTTGTCCAACAACCCATTTTTCCAACTCATAGGCATTGGCAACCCTGCCAGTTACTACGACCCCTTCGGTCAGTTCGCCACCCCTAAAGACGGGTGGGGTTCAGTTACCGTGGAAGATGAGGAGTGGGAGACAGAACGAGGTCATTGCTTACACTTCGATGCACACAAGTCCCCTAACATCATCGCCGGACACGTGGTGTACCCGTGGATGATAACCCCACAAAACCTTGCAGAAAGTGCGGATAAACTGGGAGACAACAGTCCCGGTTACTGGAGAATGTACCGTGGATTCTGGTGTCCGACAGGTTCGGATACCTCAATCTACAGCGAGTCTGACATCATCAAGTACGGAGCCGACCAGCGAGTTGAGTGGATTGACAAGCCCACCAAGGTAGCCGCTTTGGACCCCTCTTTCAGTGCTAACGGCGACCGCAGCGTTTTGTATTTTGGGTTTGTGGGAGTTAACATCAGTGGGAAGAGGGTTATTTGCCTTGATCACTACGAGGAGCTTCGAGAGGACGTGACCAACAAAGAGGAGCCTAGGGCTTTTCAAATTGCCCGACAATTTAAGGATAAGTGCGAAGCGTGGGGAGTAGCTCCCCAAGATGCTGCTTATGATGCCAGCGGAGGAGGTGCGCCCTTTGGTGACGTGGTAGATGCGCTCTGGTCCCGTAAGGTGCTTCGGGTGCAGTTCGGCGGTAAAGCCAGCGAAAAACCCGTGTCTCTAACAGACAGAGTACCGGGTCATGAGAGATACGCAAACAGAGTATCAGAGTTATGGTGGACAGGTAAGGAGTTGATACGGAATAAACAGCTATTCGGAGTGTGCCGGGAGTTGGTCCGAGAAATGACCGAACGACAGTACACCACGGAAAAAGGCTTGAGTATGCGTATACGAGTCGAAACCAAGTCGGATATGAAAGTTCGTATCGGCAAGTCTCCCGACATTTCAGACGCCGCTTTCATTTTAGTCGAGTTGTGTCGAACGAGGCACAAGCTAACCGCAATTGATAAAGTTGCCAACAATCCATATCAACAGGATGCAAGCTATAAAAAGTGGTTTAAAAAAGTTGACCTGAACCGAAAAGCTAGTAAAACACTCACTTATGGGAGTTAAGTCGGCAATCAAACCACTGCCGTAAACTTACCAAACTCGACAAAATCACATGCTTGTAATTATCCCTGTCAGTGAAGCTGACGAGCAGATGGTCGGACCATCTTCGGAGTTGATCGCCAAACTAGGCGGCTGCCCCAATCATGATTTACTTGTGGTAGGTTCCACAGATTGCCAGCCCTTGGTTAACGAACTCCACGCAAAGTTAAAAGGTCAATTCAGGGATACCTCCACTTACGTTTTCCAGTGTTTGGCGAGAGGTTGGCCGCTAGGACCTAATGCATATTTTCGCAATACTGTATCCTATCTGTACACAATAACAAATACGATTGACCAACCTTGGTATTGGTTTGAACTGGATAACACACCTCTCAAAAAAGGTTGGTTGGACGCCCTTCAAAAAGAATACGTTGCAGCACATGCGGTCTTCCTAGGAGCCAAACATGCTACTTACTATGTTGATCAAAATAACAAACTATTACCCAAAGGATATCACATGGCTGGTACGGGCATTTACCCCAAGAATTTCACGCAACTCTGTGATTTGTGGCGTTTTGAAGAGGGTGTAGCGTTTGATGTTTGGATTCAATGGGAGGTCATCAAGGCGGGGTTGACCGACACTCCTTTGATCCAGCATAACTGGAAAACTTGCAATTACCGTAGGGAGGGTGGGGAAATTGTCTGTGATAATTTTGACATGCCCCATCCAGATTTACACACCAACAAACCAATTTCTCCCGAAGCAGTTGTCGCCCATGGCTGCAAAGATCTTTCCTTGGCAAGGTTGCTTTTGTCTGAGCTAGGTGGTAATAAAGTCAAAACTAATTCTTCCCCCATTAGCGGGGATGTGGTAGAACCCGTTAAGTCAACAACCACCAAAAAGAAAATTGCGACAGATAGACGAGTGAAAAAAATTAAGAATAATTTAAAGCCTGAATGAACGATACCCTTCTCCAAAACGTATCCGAAACTGGTGCGCCCCGTAGTCGTGTAAAAGATTCAAAGTCTTTGCACGAAATCTACCGCAAACTACGAGATGCGGACGATAAATCTTCAAAAAATCGCGCCGAAATCCAAGCGATGTTTGACGGAGTGCCTCCGTATAGCGATGTAGATCTTATGGCTAGTGGGCAATCCTACCGCTGTAACGTAAATTTTGATGAAGCCTCCACTATCCAAGAAAGCGCAATGGCTGGCTATGTGGATATTATCCATTCTGTAGAGCATCTCCTATCTTTAAAAACTGATCACGGAGACACCAAAACTCGTTTGGAGTATTCAAACGTTATTGCTGAAGAACTTACTAGGGCCATACGTTCGTGGCCGCAGTTTAACTTTAACTACCTCCTGCTCTGCCAGTATTTCGTCACTCATGGTGTGGGCATTGCGTACTGGGAGGATAATATCGACTGGCGTTGGCGCGTTTCGATGTTCGGCGATTTCCTTATCCCACGAAAGACTCTTGCGTGTGAAGACGAGATCGAAGTTGCTGTGTGCGTCAGGTCTTACCAAGCGCACCAGCTTTATCGCTTTATTGAGGATGCCGAGGCCGCTACCGACATGGGGTGGAACGTGGAAGAAGTTCGCAAAGCTTTGATTAAAGCCACTAACGGATCTACCGGAACTTTTACCGAGTGGGAAAAACTGCAGATCGAGTTGAAGAATAACGACTTGTTTACAGGCACTGCAAACGCCTCAGAAGTAAAAGTTATCCACGCTTGGGTTAAAGAGTTCGATGGTTCGGTGTCCTATTACATGACTCTTGAGAATAATGAGTCGGAAGGTTTTCTCTGCGTTAAGCGCAGTCTTTACGATCACATCAATAGCGCGTTCGTCTTCTTCCCCTACGGCATTGGCACCAACGGCTACTATCATTCAATTCGAGGACTAGGCTATAAAATTTTTCCCCAAGTACAACTCAGCAACCGCCTCCGCTGCCAGATGGCAGACGGGGCAATGTTGAGTTCCACGCTACTGCTCCAGCCCCAGAACGAACAGGCACTTGAAGATCTAAACTTCACTTACTATGGTCCCTACTCCGTACTAGCACCGGACATGATTAACGTTGTCCCCAACGCCATGCCTGACGTGAGTAGGACCGCCATGCCGTTTTTGCAGGATCTTTCTGCTCAAATGCAGAGTAAAACTGCGAGCTATGATTCCGCGTCCGCGATATCGGACACCCGAGAGAAATCTAAACTGGAAGTACAGTCCATTCTCTCTAGCCAAGCGCGACTTTCGGTCGCCTCACTGAATCTGTTCTATGAACCTTGGGGCCGAGTACTCAAGGAAATGGTTCGCAGGTTTGTTCGGGGTGGGTACATGTCCGACGAACCGGGGGGTCGCGAAGTTCAAGATTTTTACAATCGATGCGCTTTGCGGGGTATTCCTGTAGAAGCTATCCTCGCTGTCGACCTTAATTCCGTACGTCCTGTGCGAGCAATTGGCGCGGGTTCTGAGGCTGCCCGACTCCTAGCTACCAACGAGTTGATGGAACTTATGCCCGGTTTTGACGAGTATGGTCGTAAAGCCGCTCAACGAGATCGCGTTGCCGCACGATTTGGTTATGATTTGGCGGATCGATACACCCCTGCTCCCGATGCAGAAGCGCGACCTGTTATCGATGTTAAGATCGCTGAACTCGAAAATGGAGACATGCGTTCCGGAAACCAAGTTCAGGTCCTGCCAAACGAAAATCATTTGGAACACGCCAAAGTTCACCTCGCCGCTCTGGGTCAGACCGCACAAACTGTAGAGGCAGGCCAAGCCCCAATCGAACAGGTAATTGACTTCCTTGTTAACCTGTACGGCCACGTCACTATTCACGTGGAGGAAGTTTCAAAGGATGCGACCATGCCCGAAGCTGGTGCAGCATTGAGGAAATCACTCCAGCAATTCGGGGAGATTATTAATAACGGGGTCAAACAAGTTCAAAAATTGCGGGAGCAACAGGAAAATCAAAGTGCTCCCGGAGCGGAAATGGCTGCTGCTGAGCAACAGTCTAAATACGCGGACACCCTCCAGCAAAAATTGCAGGAACATCAGGCCAAGTTGCAGATGATGCAGGAAACCCATCAGATGCGCTTGAATTTGCGTCTGGCAGATGTTCAGCAAAAATTAGCCTTGCGTGACGCAGAAGTTGCTAACAAGATCTCCAAGCAAACACTCGTCTAACATGCAAGTTAACAAACCCCGCCGTATCCAAGAAGGCGAGCCCGGATATGGTCGTAAAAAATTCAAAGTTTTAGCCAGTGAAAACGGCAAGACAAAATCTGTCATGTTTGGCGATCCGAACATGACTATTAAAAAAAACATCCCCGAACGTAGGAAGTCTTTCCGTGCCCGACACGGGTGTGATACTAAAAAACACAGCAAACTTTCAGCAGCTTATTGGTCTTGTAAGGCTTGGTAGTATGACACTTAAAGAATGGCACAGCGATCCGGAGCTTCGTATGGCTCTACGAAAAGTTCTTTCGACACCCCCTATGCGGGAAGCCTTGGAACTACTTACTCAAATTAATTTGCCTAGGTACACCACTCCCCAAAACGGGGACCCGATGATTTCTTCCGCCCTACAGCACGCCCGAAATTCCGGCTATTTTGATTTTAAACGCGCCCTCACTAAACTTACTGAGGACGCACCAGACCCTAAAAAACAACTCCCCGAACCTTGGGGCAGTGTTCAATAATTTATGAGTACAGAAAATACAGCTAATACAGCAACCGAAACCAGCACGTCTCCCACTTCTGCGGCAGACTTAACCCAGTCCCTGACAGCGGAAACGCCATCATCGACTGTAGACAACGTACCAACCGGAGATTTTGCTTCGTGGCTGGACGATAAATTTAACAGTTTTGAAAAGGGTCAAGAAGTTGCTCCTTGGGATAAGAAAGAGGAGACGGAGTCCGCAGAGAGTTCAGAGGAGACTAAAACAGAAACCAAGACAGAAGAAGTCGAGGAGAAATCCGACACTGAAGAATCGGATGAGGAAGCTGTAAGTGAAGATACCAAGACCATGACGGGGTCTGCGGGAGCTAAATTTAAGGAGCTTAAAACTGAGCTAAAATCTTATAAGTCGAAGATTGCAGAGATGGAGAAAATGTTGGCCGACAGAGAAACCCAATCGGGTAACTCTGAAGAATCTTCCCAACAGCTTGAAACTCTAAAAGCCAAACTCGATGAATACGAACGCGAAATAGCCGTTTCGAGGATTGAAGCTTCCCCTCAGTTTAAAGAGGCAGTTATGGGGCCGACCCAGATTATTTTGGACTCTGCCATCTCTCTGGCCGAGAAATACGAGGTAGCCCCGAGAAAACTTGTGGATGCCCTGCGGGAAGAAAGTGCAGGAGATGCCTCAGATTCTCTGACCGAAATGGCAGCTGACTTTAGTGAAAGAGATCGTATCCGGCTCTATCGCATGGCCGACGATCTGGCAGAAGTTTCGCGTAGGCGCGACTTCCTTAAACAGAACGCGGCCAAAGCTATGGCCGAAATGACCGAGAAGCAACAAGCTTACGAGGTCGAGGCTGAGAAGAAATATCGTGAAGAGTCACTTAAAGTAGCCAATACAACGTGGTCGGAGACCTTTGAGAACAACCCAGTTATCCAGTCCCTCGGAGAGGAAATTGTAAAAGAGTTGCGTTCTTCAGCCACCGAAAGCGATCTTCTCGACACCGCTCCGGAAGAACGTGCGTACGCTGTGTACGCTGGTGTGGCCCTACCCCACCTTGTTAAAAAATACACTGAAATTGCTAACAAACTAGTCGAAACTGAAAAAGCTCTCGGCAAGTATAAAAAAGCCACCCCTAAAGTAAGTGGTAACGTCGACACTTCTTCACAGAAGCAAGAAATCGGCGGCTTCTTAGATGCGATTGAAAAAAGATTCATATCGGGTTAATTTTCTTATTGACTACTTTGGGGCTTTTGTTAATTTGCTATCGTTCGTTGATATAGAACTAAAACTATCAAAGCTCGCTCGGAGCTAATATCCGTTCTAAACCAGTCAGAGCTAAAAGGAGATGTAGTTAAAATCACATCTTCTCACGTTGGCTCACGTGAGATCGAAATAAATAAAATCGGATAGGAAAGACATCACTTCGTGTGAAGTGTTGTAAAACCTATCCACTAATCTTAGATACCCAAGGAGGGTTTTTATTATGGCATATACCATCGACTCGTGGCTGGCTGCGGAAAGCGGACGCATCGGCCCCGATATTTACAACAAAACTTTGAACACGTCACCGTGGTTGAAGTTGGTCAAACAAGATACGTGGCCCGACGAAATGGGCACCGACATCTCGGTTCTGACCTATTCCCGCTCACTGCCTGAAAGTGCAGACGCCCGTCTAACGTGGAACTCGGTCGGATTCAACAACAACTCCAGCGGTGGAACTTGTGTTCCTTCGGCCACCCAAGTTAAGTTCTACAACAAGCTCGTTAGCTACAATCTGAAGCAGACTGCTATTGAGTCTCCTCCGATCTGCGTTAACGATCTGCGTTTCTCGTTCCGCCGTAAAGACCAGCTGAGCAACATTTTCCGTATCCTTACGGAGAATACCTCGTGGGCTTGGCAGACGCGCTATCGTGACGAGTACCTCCGTCTGTCCAACAACAAGATTCTGGCTAACGCCTCGATGACCTCCGGCACGGCGAATTTCCCTGCTGCTGAGCCTACTTCGAAGCTGGTCCAAGGAATCCTTGAGAAGATCCGCATGCGCCTCATCCGTGACGGTGCTGGCAATGATCCGCTTGGTCGCGAGAACGGCACTCCGGTGTTCGGCCTCGTTTGCTCCAGTGAGACCTCCTTCGACCTCATCCGCAACCTTGCGGCTGATCGCGAGGATTATCGCTACAGCACCAAAGCCAACGATCTGCTTGCTCCCCTCGGTGTCGAGCGTACCTACAAGGGCTTTTATCATCTTATCGATGATTTCATGCCCCGGTATTCCTACAGCGGCGGAACCTATACGGAGATTCCTCCGTATGTTAAAGCCACTGCTGGTGGAGTTACCGAGTGGATCGTGAACCCGGCTTACGAACTGGCCCAATATGAAGTCTCCATTGTGTTCCACAAGGATGTCTATCATTCGGTCATTCCGGCCCCGATCACCAGCCCCGGCGGAAGCACGGCTTTCGATCCGGTTTCTTATCGTGGTGAGTTTAAATGGCTCAACATCCGTGATAAGGCAGAAAATCCAGACGGAACTATCGGATATTTCCGAGGCATCCTATCTGCTGGTTCCAAGCCGATCCGGCCTGAGTGGGGTTACGCGATCATGCACACCCGTTGCGGCAACAATTTGGTTGCATCGCAGCTGGTCACCTGCTCCTAATTAGTAATCATTGGTGGGGGAGGGGATAGCTTAACAGCAATTCCTCTCCCCCAACCCAATAAAATGGAGTTAGTAATTGCAATCGCTCCGACCCAAATGGGTGGAGGCAAAAAATCTCGCAAGAAATGCGGTTGTGGAGACAAAAATATGGACGAAAAAACTATTGAATTTATGGCACCGGAAGGTATGGAAATGCCCGAAGGTCTGAATCCCGGAGATACCTTTGAAGCTATGGCCACGGTCCAACTTGGGGAAGAGGGTAAACTTAACCTCACCGCCCTTGATGGCATGACTCTCGGCGGTATGGAAGAAGCCGAAGAAGAGGAAGGTGAAGAAGAGGGTGAAGAGATGACTGCCGAAGGTAATATGTCCGAAGGCGGTTTTCTCGATGCCGTGGAACGTAGGGCTACTTCGGAGAAAATGATGGCGTAACTAGCTTGTGGCCGACTACCCATACATTGTTGACAATGTAATCCATCCGGTTGGCGATGATTGGGACTCAACTGTTCGCATCAATGACGCGGACGGGAACCCCAAAAATCTCACCGGATGGGTTTTTTGGGTTACTATTACTAAAGATTTGTCTTGGGACGATGATGAAGCTTACGTCCACAAATCTTTTACCCCAATTTATCCGCTGTCCGGAGAAGTAACATTGGCAATAAGTGCCGATCAGCTTATGATTCCGGGACGTTACTATAGAGGCATTAAAGTTAAATCGGCTTCGGGTACCCGAACAACCCTTGTATCTGGAGTTTTTGATTTGGTGTCTGTACCGACTAAAGCTTTGTGAACAATAAAACTTACGAGTTTGATTACGACGAGACAGTTACTTCGGCAGGAACTGTCGCGGGTAGAATAGTATCTTACGACATAGTTTTTTCGGACTCTGTACCAACGGATAATGCGTCTTTAATTACTAGCGGAACTCTTTCTGATGCACGTCTATCCAGTAATGTCCCACTAAAGAACATGGCCAATATTTTTACTCAAAATCAAACGATTAACGGAGATGTGGAAGTAACCGATTCCACAAAAGGTATTATTCTTAAAAGTGGTAATAATACTCGCTGGCGTATTACGATCACCGATAGCGGAACATTGCAACGTGTTGCGCTTTCAATACTGGCAGCACTAGCAATAGTGTCTAGTTCGACGGCCCAAACAGTCACTGATGTAGTTGTTGGGACCAATGGAGTTCTTGTTGCACCGACAAATTTTTTCACAGCTAACCTCCCCAATTGGGCAACCTCTACAAATCCGGCATCAGCGGCATCTAGTCTTGGGCAAACATTGTCCGCCCCCGCTTATCTCAGAACATCCTCACGCGACACAGGTAGTAACAATACTGGCGGAATTGTTAGTGCCATAAGTTTCGACGGCATAAACTGGGAAGCGACTCGTAACCATACAATTTTCCCTGTTTTTTCGCGTGATGCATCACCACTTTGGTATTCAAACAAGTGGGTCTCAATTTATACAGACGCTTTTGGCTCCACAAATAAGACGTTTGGAATTGCGACCTCTACGGATCTTTTGAGTTGGCAGACAAATTTCTCGGTGACTCTTACCGGGACAAATACGGTCGGAACGGGAAACAACGTCTGGGCACCAGAATGGTTTGTTGATGGAACCAACGTCTATGCGCTTGTTCGTCTTTCAACGACCGCTGGAAACAACTATGGAGCACCGGGGGTTGGGTGGATGAGGGCACTGAATCCCGGTACGTGGACAAGTTGGTCGGATTGGACTCCGTTTGATTCAACTGTCCGTGTTGATGCAAACGATTTTTACATTGTCAAAAAGGGCAGCCTCTATTGGCTTTTCAGTCATGGAGGGACACATCTGAGTGGAAAACAACCGGCAGGATCAAATGTTGTCAATAACATCACTCTGCAATATTCAACAAACCCATTTGGAAATTACTCTCCCCTTGTTGAAATTACGGAACCGTTGCGAGCAATTATTCGTCCGGGCAATAGTTCGGCATTTTTTGAGGGACCCTCAGTTGTAAATGTTGAGGGTTCACGCTGGAGGCTCTTTTTCCAAGACGGCTTAGATAATACGGCTTGGGCTATTGACTCTTACGATGATTTTGCCACTTGGAATACAAACTCGCTTCGTCGTTTGCAATATTCGGGATTTGATGGATCGGGACATGGCACTGTGGTTGGCATCAACGCAACCAATCAACAGGGTATAAGACAGGCCGTTCTGGCCTTGGGAACTGGGCCAACTATTGGTGGAGCGTGGCTGACTAACACCAACGTCACTAACTTCCGAACCGCTATTGGACTGGGTTCAGCAGCTACAAACGATGCTTCGGCATTCCAGCCCTCCTCGACCAATCTGACCAGCTTGGCATCGAACAATGCCATCAACCTTACAAACTTCCCTGCTTTGCTCCTTCGCACCAACGGTAGTGCAGCGGGACTAACGAGCTTCCCGACCCTCAACCAGAATACCACAGGAACGGCAAGCAATGTCACAGGAGTGGTAGCTCTGACCAACGGCGGCACGGGAACAAATACCGCAGGAGGAGCCCGAACCAATCTTGAACTGGGGATTACCAACAGCGTTACGTTCAGCAATATCACGGCCAACGGAACCCTTGGTGTTAGCAACACCGCTGCATTCGCAACCAACGTCTCTGTCGCGGGGAACCTTACGGTAAAGTCGCTGGTTACCAGTGATCCAGTTAACATCATACTAGACGCAACCCAAACATCCGCCGACACCAACGGGGTTTTGACCCTGCCCGACAACGCTAACTTAATCCGGTTAACGAACAACAACGCGATCAGCGCGGTCACCAATGGGCGGCTTGGGTCATTCTACTACCTAGTGAATCAGGTCACCAATGGCACTTCTGTTACTCTTTCCAATGTCGGAGGCATCGTTATCGACGGCGCGGCCAACCTCACGCTGGCCCCTAACGAGTCGGCCACCCTAGTTGCTTTAGGTCCGACAAATATCTCCGTTGCCAATCGCGGGGGTCTTGAAACAAACAACAACGTCACCTTCTCCAACATCACAGCTAGTGGTGCCATTACCGCCACTGGAACCTTAACAGCTACTGGCAACGTGACCATGAACGGCAGCGGCAACCTTGCACCCGCGCAGACGGCAAGTAGCGATGCCAGTCTAATGACTCGGGGAATAGTCTATCAATCACAGGCAGACTTCAATTCGGGTGATCCGGTTGGCTCACAATCCGCGATAACAACTGGCACTGGGGCTTCCCAAGGGGCATTTCTCACTTTTGGACACACCGTTCAAGTTACAACCAATACAAATTCAGCCGCAGGAGTTTACTTTGGTGATGCCATATGGAATCAAGCCTCCTTTAGCGGTGGGCCTATGCCAGCCAATAAAGCCATAGATTTAACCATGAAGGGGGTAATGCTCCGTGTTGAATCAAACACAAATTTTGTAAGTCGCGTTGCTTTTGGTGTTGGGGCCGCTACCAGAACACCCCCAGCCGCCGGAAATCCTGCCGCGACAAACCAGAGTTGGGGCGTCAACTTTTTTTACGATGGGACAAATCAGGTCTATCAACCTTTTTGGTATACAACAAACTACAACACTGGTCCAACTGGCCTTGTACCCGAATTAGCAACGGGCAGTTGGTTTTCTCTTGTTTATACAATGCGGTTTACGCAAACAACCAATGGCCAAATTTCTTTTTATCTTAACAATGGTCGCGCTAGTCGATTGTCCTCTACGCCAACGTGGACAACTAATGTGACTTGGCCTTCGGCTAACTATGGTGGGCGTTTTATCGGCATGGAGTGTGCAACGGCAACAAATGCCGCTCCAACGACAGGTGCGCGTATGCACTACCGAAATGCATATATTAAATACGATCCATGAAATTATTACTCTCCAACAACCAGTTGACTCGCTACGCCAACTCCGGTCCATACGCAACTACTACCGCCATCCCGCTAGAGGGCGAGCTTGGTGCAACTTCTGCCGCCCTAATGGGCTGGCTACAATCCCAACTAGCCGAAGGGGAGATCGTGGGCCAAGCGTTCTTGGAGCCAGACGGAACGCACTCTGATGTCGACGAAGAGGGCAATGCGACCAATACTCGCGCCAAACTTTCCGCCGCAGTCACCGCTCAAGCCCCGCAGGGATCACGCTCTGTGGTTTTCAGTAGCGAGAGCTTACCCGTCGAACTCCGTGACGGACTACTGGCCGCTTGGACACAAATAGAAAGCATTTAATACCATGGTAGTTTCGCAGCAAAAATGGGAACTGGATACGCAAGCGTACCTGAATGTCTGTAACATAACCGCCGAACTACCCCGTCAGCAGATCAGGGATTTCTCCAAAAGGGTCAACGATCTAGGGCTATGGAACTCAATGGTGTGTTGGCCCCTGCGGAGTAGTCAGAATGCCGCGACAGGCGACATCATGTTTTCGTTGGGAGGGCTTGGGACGTTCAATGGGACGATGGTTAATACGCCAGTGCGCGGGACGGATGGGATGGAGTTCACAAACTCTGGCAGCACTCACATTACGATTACTGTGCCTGCAACGCTGCCCACAACATGGATGACCGCAGTGAATTTCGCCTCGCAAGTGTTTCGCAGCGTTTTTAGTCACGACGGCGGATCAAGTTATGTTCCTTCTGTCGGCATTGCGCCAGAAAGCAGCGGTAACACTTGGTATTTTCAGACGGTCAACAGCGCGGCCACGGTAACAAGCGGAACGCGCTCCGCAACTTTGGGCGCGATGCGCTGGGCAAGTTTTTCCGTAAGGCAAAACCCAGAGACATCCCTGCTTCGGGTTGATGACTCTACAACAACCATGACCGCATCTGCCTCCATGCCTTCGTTGTCGCGGCTTTATCTGGGTCGCCGCTCTGATGGATTATACGCCAACATGACCATGCCGTTCTTTGCCGTGGTCAACAGCTATCAAGACAGCGCGGCCATCCGCGAAATCTACCGCACCACCCTCGGGCAAGGACTCAGTCTCCCATGAGCCTATTCTCCAGTAGAAAATGGCAATTGGATACGCAGGCTTACCTAAACACCTGCAATATTTCGGCAGCATTGCCCCGCCAACAAATTAGAGACTTTGCCAAGGGAGTTAATGACCTTGGACTCTGGGATTCCATGGTCTGTTGGCCCCTGAGAAGCAGCCAGAACTACGGGTCGGGAACCACGGCGTTCTCGTTGGGCGGATTGGGGAGGTTTGATGGGACGTTGGTAAATGATCCTGTATGGGGTTCCGATGGTATAACCTTTGCTACAAGTTCAAGCGTTGGACGCAACAGAAACATTACCGTGCCGTGGTCTACGTCAGGTGGATATGATCTGCGATCCAACAGCACAGTTTTTTCTGTTTCAAATATGAATACTGCTGCCGCAGCGGAGCAGTTTCTGCTGGGCAGTCGCGCTGCCTTAAACGATGGATTTGGATCTGTTAGGCTAAACAATACAACAATCGTGACGGGTCCGTTGCGAGTTGGGCAAGTGGCTTATGCTTCATTTACTGGCCCATCGCTGTCGGCGGACTACAGGGCATGGACAACTCAAAGGGAAAACAACGAAGCCGCAAACAGCAATGTCCAAGGAAACAAGTTGTGGCAAGACGCAACACAAATCGCCAACGGTTCCAACGCCGCACAAACTGGTTTTGGGGCGATTACTCAACCTTCAGAAGTGCTTATTATCGGCAGTGGGCGCGGAAACGCTAGTGTTGCAGTTGTCGGAAGCATCGCCTTTACGGCAATTTTTAGCAATTGGACTGTTAATGTTTCCGATATCCGAACAATTTACAAAGAAACCATCGGCCAAGGTCTCGGACTCCTATGAGCCTAGCCATATCGCCATGCATCCCAATCTGTTAAATTAATTTTTATTGATTAAAACGCCATATATAACTAAATTAAAACCACAATGAACGAAGATATCGAAAGACTCGTAAGACTAGAAACAAAACTGGATGTTGTTTTGGATAACCAATCTGTTTTTCGTTCATTATTCGAGAAACATGACGATAGGATCAAAAATTTAGAAAACTATCGGTCGCATCTCGTAGGAATTTCGGCAGCGGTGGGGGCCACCGTTACCGCTTTGCTAACCGCCATAATTGCGGCATTAAAAAATACCATCCATACTTAATTATGAAAACAATACTAGCCAAACTCGTTGGAATCAGCACCTCGTTGTTGAATTTCTACCTCCCCATCCTTAAACAGCTGTTCATCACAGGGATGGCAGCCCTCCTCCCCATTGCTCTGGACATCGTCCGCTCTCTTGCGGATACGGATAAAACTGGGTCCCAGAAACGAGAAGCTGCTGTGCGTAAGCTAACCTCTGCCGCCTCGGAACTGGGCATCGCCGCCACCGAAAGTTTGGTTCGCCTGACCATTGAATCGGCTGTCCAAAGCCTTAAGTTGAAGGAACAATGAAAAACTTCGTATTAAAATTCCTTGTTTCAAGGGCCGGAGGCATTCTGACTCCTATTATTGCTACCGTAATCGGCGCAATTGTCGCAAAACTAGCCGCTTACGACAGCCAATTGGCTGGGCAAGTGGATCAAATTGCAGTTACCGGATTTGTGGTAGCGGGAATTTTAACCGTTATCAATTATCTGACCAACGCAGTTCAAACAGACGGGGTCAAGAAAATTCAAGCTTTGGTAAACATGCCCCAAGACGGGGTGCCCGGACCAGTTACTTATACGGAAGTTCGCAGGGCAATGCCTCCTACCAGTGAATGAAAGGCAAAGAATAGATGCCGTACTTGAATCCATTTCGCGTTTTTCTACTGTCCACATTGATAAACGTTTTTGGTGGATTCGCTTGTTGGCATCTATTAAGTTGGACATTAAGTTTAACAAGACTTTAAAAAATCCAATTAAACTAGTAATGTTGAAAGGAAAGGTGGATTTTTAACATGCCAAAGTTTGACCCGTACAAAGAAGATGACTATCCTCGCGAAGTAAAGATTAAGAGAAAAAAACCTCGAAAAGAGAAACCCCAAGATAATGAAAAGCCTAGCCGTAGACCTCGATAGCGGAACAGTGAGTCGCTGGATCAATGATCCGCGACCCTTCCCCGCTTGGGTCGATAAATACGGCGACCAGTACAGTCTGAAAATAGCTGTCTATCGCAGCGGTGGTGGACGGGTAGCCCCCACCTCCCTAAAATTTTTGGTTAAAAAACCCAGACGCCGCGACACCGAAGCCCTGTGGAGCTTGACTGGTTTTTCTAGGGCCGCAGACTTTAATACTCCCGGAATATCTTATTATTCTGCGCAAGTTTCCGTTACCGGAATTGTGTACCGACAGGCCCTTAATCTCGACGCTAGCGTGGGCAACGATGCTCCGTCAGCATCATTTTTAGGTGTGGTTCAAGCTACCACCGCGTCTTACATAACAGAGGTCGAATTTGACTATACCTTGGTCAACAGTGGCTACAGGCTAACGGACGCCAACCTCTCCGGAATCTATGTGGGTATCTCCGATACAAACGGACTCCTTATCCGGAATATTGATAATGATGAGTGGAGAGAACTCGTCGTAACTGAAGACAACGACAACCCCACCTTTTATTTGGGAGATCCAGTCCTAGGCCCAGTGTCCGAGATTTCTTCGCTTTCTGATGATTTTGTACGTGTCACCAACGGAATTCTACAGATTAAAAACGACGATACCGGGGCGTGGATTAACGTCCTCCTTCGTGGTACTGACGGCACCACTATATCTCTTGGAGAGACACCGCCCGTGGGCTTCTCACTTTCTACGAATAGGTACAAGGTAGACCTTGCAACCGGAAGACTTTTACTCCGTAATATTGTAACTGGGAACTGGCACGAAGCGCGTGTGACAGGTTCCGTAACTAACGAACTCGCGCTGGGAGCCGAGACACCAGATGCTTAAAAAAATCCTACCCCTAGCCCTGTGGTTAACCGCCACAATTTCCGCGTTGGGTCAAAATGCGGTGATGGTAAATAGATCAAATTCCATCATCACCTACCCACTTAATTTTTGGACTGCCAATGCTTTGGTAGGTCGTTCCGGATTAGGCTTTAATACTAACCTCAATACATTCTGGGCCGCGACCAACGCAGCCACAGCGCGTACGGCTATCGGGGCTCTGGCAACAAACGGAAACGGTTCCGCTTTGACTAACCTTACCGCATCCAACATTACGGGGACGCTGGCCATCTCTAACGGAGGAACGGGAGCCACTAACGCTGGAGGGGCACGGACAAATTTGGGTTTGGGAGTAACAAATGAAGTAACCTTCGGATCTGTGCGGAGCAGCGGGTTGTTTGTTTCAATTGGAACAAATGACTATTTCTATGCCGCAGATGACATGGTGGAAGTATTCGTCCCAATGCTTATTTATGGAACAGACGGAATTTCTTTCATTACAAACGAAGCTGCCGCCAAAACTCGCACCAACTTGAGTCTCGGTGCCTCGTGGTTAACCAACACCAGTGCCACTAGTTTCAGAACTGCTATCGGAGCCTTGGCTACCAATGGAGACGGCTCTGGATTGACCAACTTGCCTGCCGCTTCTTTTTCCGGAACTTTGGCAATCAGTAACGGCGGAAGCGGAGCTACCACAGCAGGTGGAGCGAGGACCAATTTTGGCCTCGGCTGGTCTGCGCTTACGAACCCACAGTCATCTCTCTATTCTGGGACTGCCACAACACTAATGGGCTATGCCCCAGAGATTGTTGCTGGAACGACAAACCCTTCGGGTTTCAATGTGTTGGCCTACACAAATACAAGTGGTCTTGTTATTCCGGCGAACCTTATGATTGGAGAAGATCTAGCTCCTGCTCCAAGAAACATGCGTCACGTTGAGATTCGTGGGACAGCAACTATTGGTCACCCCTATACGGATGATACAATAATCGGAGCCAATTATGTTTCTGTTACAGATCAAGTAAACTTCACCAACTCAATAGCAACGTGGAACAGCAATACAGTTACCATGGATATGCCCATTGCATTCTCCACCAACACGGCAGCCGCTACCACCCGTACCAACCTCGGTCTGGGAACCGCTGCAACAAATCCCGCATCGGCATTTCAGCCATCATCGGTAGTATTGAGTAATCTTGCCAATAATAACGGATCTTCTCTTACCAACCTATCCGCTTCTGGTGTAGTTGGAATCTTGGCCACCAATGGTAATGGAGCAGGATTAACCAACCTCACAGCAGCTAATATTACGGGAACAGTTGGTTTGGCATCTAATGTCACCGGAACAATCGCCATCAGTAACGGCGGAAGCGGAGCCACTACGGCTGGAGGAGCTAGAACAAACTTGGGCTTGGGAGCGACAAACAGTGTTTCATTTTCTAACATCTCGGCAACTGGTTATATCTCTATGGGCACTAGTGCCCCTCTCCTAAAATCGGAAACGGCTGGTGTTGTTGGTTTTTATGATAGCGTAGATGATGAATATGTTTTAAGCATTCCAAATGATAACGACGATGTCACAATTAACGCTCAGTGGAACAATGCTGGGGTGCGAAGCAATTTGGGCCTTGGAGCATCTAATACTGTTCGTTTTAAGGCCATTTGGTTACAAGATCCTGCTGTCGGCGGAATGAGTAATAGTATTACATATTGGATTGATGGGATTAATTTTAATACAGCAGGTGAGACGTATTTTCAAACTGAAGCCGGATATGGGGTTGTGTCCTACAAGCCAATTTATTTTTCGGCAGCATCTAATGCTGCAATTACCCGCACAAACCTCAGTCTCGGCTGGTCTGCGTTGACCAACACCAATCCAGCGGGATTTAACACCTCTCTCTATGGCAGCGGAACCAACCCCGTCTTATACAACACAAACGGACAGGTGGTAAGCCCGACCAACTTCTGGCAAGTGGCTCCGATTGTGACGAGGTTTGTTGAGTCCCAACCAGTAGCCAACCAAACTACCAACATCACCGCAGCCCGAAACCTTCACATTCATAGCTTGGCTATTTCCACCACAGGAGTCACCAATACCATCGGCCTCCCAACCAACAACTCATTCGATGGAGATATTGCATTGGTTGTCCACAAAGGGCCAACATCCAGCGTTACGGCGGTAAGGACAGTTGGAGCGGCAACCAACCTCGTCACACTGAACCGACCTGAAGAGGCGGTGGAGTTTGTGTATTACAACAACGTGTGGCAGTTTAATCACAACCGATCATTTGTTGAGCCCATCTTCTTCTCTGGCACCAATGCAGCGGGTCATGCGGCGGAAAGCAGAACCAATCTCGGCCTTGGGGGTGGGGTGACCACCAACATCGATATCAAGTTAAACAACAACAATGGAATGCGACTTTATTTTACCAATGGCATTCTCACCAATGCAGTAACCCCGATTCCTTAATGACCAAACCCAAGCAGTCCAAGCAAGAAACTAAGTCTCTGCTTCCCGGCTTAGACTATCCGGTAGCTTTGCTGGCGGTCAGGGGTTACTACAGCAAGACCTTTGCACCCGAAGGCAACAACATCGGAGTTTACGATGACGCCATATTCCTTGTGTCAGAATACGGACACTACCCATTCAACGCGAACACCGACCCCTCTACCCTAAAACCAAGGGTGGCGAGGCTGAAAGCGGGGGTGTGGCAATATCGACTCGGCATCCACAACATCAATAAAGCCAAACATCGGCAATATCCGGCCTTGGTACAAGCTGCTCCCGTAACCGTATCGAGAGTCGGTGCTGGAGACGATACTGGTTGGTTTGGCATCAATATCCATAAGGGATCAAATAACTCTACTTCTTCTGAGGGCTGCCAGACGATCCCCCCTTCGCAGTGGGGTAGCTTTTATGAACTGGTAAAGATGGAAATGAAACGTGCCGGAGTTAAAACCATCCCGTACGTTTTGGTTGATAAATCTCCAAATACATGGCACAAAAACGTCTAGTCGCGCCTGATACGCCTATAACTAGTTACCCTACCCCAGAGGTAGCGAACATCGTTATAACCCTTGACGTAGATTCCCGCCTACCGGGGTACAAGGTTCTTGAATACGGGACTTTGTACCCAGACCAAACGCGGTATCCCGGAGCCAAGCTAGTCGCACAGGCCCCTCTTGAAGACGATCGTTTCGTCCGCAGAGTTTTTGCTACAGATAGGGTAAACCAAGATACGTACAACTACGCCATTAGGTTCAGCGCAGGCGAACCCGACTACCCCATTTATGTCCGTACCTATGTTGAACTCCGGGACACTTACGCACCGCTCCCCGATAACAGTCCGGACCCAGTAATTCCGGGTGCTTTTTTGGTCGATGAAGAGGCATCCCCCGCTGAAGGGGAACTCAACAACCTGTATCTTACGGTAACCCGTATTTATGAAACTCTCCCCGGACCTTTGGTCCTTTCTTCTCGGTACGATGACGATTTGGGCCTTGTTCAAATACGCAGGCGCAGCGTTGTTAACAGTGGGCAGTTAGCTTCTCTTACAGAGAATACCCGGACTACTTACGAGGCACGAGAGGGTGCTGCTGGAGTTTACACGGAGATTGAAGAATCTTGGTCCACGGAACTAGATGGAGAAGGTAATTCACAGTTCCCGGTCAAGGATCGGGATATTTATGACCCGTCTCGCGGAGCCATTCAAGAACGCCGCCAGCTTGTTTCTACTACGGGAAGCGAAGCCGCCTCGCTTGTTAACAACAATGGCGTTATCACACAGATTTCTTACGAAGCCTACAACGAATTTCTCTCTTTTAAGATTGTTCAGACTTACAACGTCAATGGGCCTCAACTTACAGGTTTTGTTACTACTAATGAAGGGCAGTTGGCCACTGTAACGACTCAGCGTAAAGGTTCTGACAACTACGTAGCCCCACAACCCACCGCAACCAAAACGGTTGAGGTCGACCGCGAGGATGCAGAGTCTGTTGTTGAAAGAGTTATCGACATACCCGGAGTGTTTGCGGGAGAAATTTATCGTAAGACCAAAGAAGATCTGACTCCGACAAAGTTTAAAGCCCGTGTGTTGGAATCTACTACAGAGCAAAATACTGCGGGAACTGCGGCGTCTAATTTTACGTTAAATACCAACGAGTTTGTAAAAACCGAGCAGCAAGTAACCAAATTTGTTAAACGTACTTCAACAACTTCCCGAACAACGCCGACTACCTCATCTTTCGTAGAACAAGTTTTGACTAATCAGGGGCAGCTTGGAACCCGGACTATTACGCTTTCTTCCGGAGCACAAGTGATTACCCCCCTGTCGGCTGTGATTGTAGACTCCGACGTAGAAGAACTAGGAGATGGGCGTACGGTTAAAACAGTAGTAACCGTACCCGTAGTTTTTGATTCAATGACTCAGTCTGTGCAAAGACCGGATGTCATCCCGGAAAAATTTAGGTCTAATGTAGGGGTTCTCAGGACAGAGAAAATTGTACCCCAAACTGAGGTAACCACTCCGACACTTGAGTTAGACGAATATTTAAAAACTGAACAAAGACTCACAGAGTTCACGGTTCAGAGGACTACAGTATCTAGATCCCCCACACTTAATCAACTTGATGGCAAGAGATTAGAAGAAAACTTTGGGATACAACTCCCTTACACGGAATACATTTCAGCTTCGATCCCTCCCGGCGAAACAATAGAAGGCGAAGGTTTGGGGTCCGGAGTAAATTTGGTTCGGTCTTACAGTGTAGGTGGGCTAAATCAAACCCTTGGCGGTTTTAACGTAAAAATACCAACGTCGATAGACTTAGATCTACCACCCGTCTTAAAAAACGTAGTAGTAAAGTGGAAAAAAGAAAAAAGTACTTCCGTTGATGAAAGGGATGTTTCGGGTCTGCAGGGTAGTTTTATGAGCATAACTCAACAAGACAGCGGGAGCGTATCTTCCACAATTTCAATAGTTCCAACAGTGGACTTAGAATTAGAACAAAGTTGGGGTAGAAACCTCCCCGCCACCGTCCACTTGTTTTTTCTCAAGAAAGAAAACTTAACTGACGCACAGATACGTAGTAAAACAGGCGCAACAGCTAAGTGGCCCATACTAAAACCAAAAAGTTTTACGACAACTATCTACGGTAAGAGCGAACGTAAAAGTCTCCAAGCCGCAGTACAACGCAGCATACAACTTCATGAAATAGGGCAGGGTTACGGATATCAACCTTCTACTGGATCATCAGAAGAGTCTTCAGCATCTTTAATACCCGTTGCCGTAAATATCCCTTTGTGTATAACTCAACAAAAACTTATTAACGAATCCGAAAGTGATAATAATAGCGGCCTGAAGATTGTCTTAAAATACGTAGGGTTTAACGGAACAAGTCCGACTGGGGTTCCGTTTTCATTCAGCGATGTGAACATTGACCGTCCGCTAAACCATACCCTCAGTGTTTTGGCTAATTTTACGGTTCCGGCTACCGTTCCAGACAAATTGCCAAGCAGCGGTACTTATGTAATTAGTTCCAGCAGCGAGCCATATAAATTTGGATGGTATTTTGTCCGTGCCGTGACTTTCGATGCGTCTCAGTTGGCATAACTTATGACTTCGGAAGAACGCAGTGTGCTTAACGCAACTCGCAATTTGGAGCGAAAGCAACAAAGAGCAGAGGCTTCCAAAGCCTTGGAGTCCAAAAACGTAAATCTGCAAGAAGTTGCAAGGCAAGGCGGATCTTTGGGTAGGAAGATTGAAAGAGAAGTGAGGCGGTTTGAAGCGACAGGTAGGGTGAGTAATTGGCTAGCAGGAGAAACTGCAAAAGCGGAAGCTGCTCAAAATGCTGCTCAACAATCAGGTTTTAGTCCCCCCCGGTCACAACCTCCTTCAAATACCAATGTACCGCTAGCTCCTATACCACTATTGCCGAGTGACTACTTCTCCCCACGCCCTCTTGATTTAAAACCGGATATTACCCCTCCGACTCCAGAACAAAGGACTTGTATTGGCCTTAATTTATATACCAAAAGTGTCATCGTTTCGCCCAACACGCCACCGGTCACCCAAGTATGGATCGGTGCTGGCGTGGTCGGCGGTGTGCTTCCCACCGGATTTACTTATTCTGAAGGAAAATTTGTAGCCAGCGGCGGTAGCGGAGAGGTGTATGTAGAACTAACAATTGACCAAACTACGGGAGAACTGGAGTCTGTGCAGATAGATGAAGCGGCCTCCACTCCCTCAAATACAAGTACGAAATTTCGCTACTCGCTGGGATATTACGAATACCTCAACGGTACGCCTGAAGTTACTAATTATAGCTGCGGAAGCGTAGATTACACTATATGCCGGAACTGGTTTACCAGTACGCTCCCTTTTTATCAGGTCACTTTTTATAGAGCAGGAACAGCATAATGATTGCAAATGTAGAAGTCGGAGGAAACCTCCCTAATGCGTGGTTTCCGGAGGGCCAAGGCAATCCACGAGTAGGGTGTGGTTGTTGCAGATGGCCAAACCACATTCGCATTGTTTTGCAACACGCTTCTTTTAACAGGGAGTGCAACACCAATTGTTTTGTTCGCGAAGTGCCCATAGGTGTACGTCCACCGGAAGATGGAGGTTTTGCATTTTATGACCGCTTAATAGGACCTTGGCAAACTAATGTACAATCATCCGGATCGATAAACCTTTCGTTTTCAGCGGCAGCAGGAGATCCGGGATTTGCTGATGCTTACGAATCTAACTTCTCCCGCACAACTTCGGCTTTTTTTGCCTACAAAGACACGGTGGTTTCTGGTGAAGAGGGGTGCCCCTGTGAACAGAGCTATAGTGAAACCCAATCTTCTGGTTCTAAAAAAACTATCGAGAGATCTGGGTATGATTGCTGGGTGTCCGGTTATGGCGAACCACAACCCCCACTCACAGAATGGACGGACGAAGAACAGATGACTTGCAATCAAGCGTCTGGATCGGGGACTTCAGACGGTCTTGGGGGTGCGTTTAACCCCGGTGGAGGTGAGTTCGGGGGCGGTGGAGCTTCGGGCTCTTGGGGAGAGGGATCTACTGACCCCAACTTCAGCACACTGCCCGAAGAACTAAACAAGTACATCACGGGTGCGGCCCCCTACATGACCCCCGATCAGGTAAGAAATTTAGTAGACACGTTAAAGCTGTACGAACAAATCACAGGCAACCAGTTGGCACTAGTGTTCACCCCCAACAATCCAAACGGCACATACGATCCGTTTGCCTTGGCCGAGCAATACGGAGTCGGCAGAGGTGAAGGGACAGATAGTGGGATCATTATATTTGTTCATCCAGAGTCTCGCAACTGGCAGGTGGCGACAGGTTACGGCATGGAGGCCGACATAACAGACATAGTCTCAAATCAAATCATGTCAGCGGCTTTTGGTTCTGGTGCTTCCGGCAACCTTTTTGGCTCTGTTTCGCAAGCGGTGCAGGGCTTTACAGGAATTTCAACTCCTAACACACCCAATACGGGGGGTGTCGGGGATGGCACGACACAACAGGGTCAGAATTGCGACCTTGAATGTCCCCCAATATCAAACCCGCCGGATACAGTATTGTTTGGCGGCGGGGTAGCGGGCTCCGTTACTCAAAGTTTTACCTACGGACGTTCGGGACAAACTATATGTGGGGGCACTTTTCTGGAGCAGACTTTCCCAACCTCTACCTCCGAAACCACCCCATTCGGAGAAGACTGTGAGCCGGGTAATTGTCCCGTGCCATATCCATGGTCTTTTCAAGGTCTTGGTGGTTTATCTATCCCCTTTGACACAATTAACACCGTGTACGGTGGGGAAAGTGCAGCCTGTGTGTTTTCAGAAGCAGAGGGAGTTAACTTCCCAGATTTTCCAGTTATAACACGATTAACGCCTGCAAACTTTGATAATAATGGTTTTACAACGCTATCGAGCCCGTTGCTGCTCCCCGGTCAAGGCTACTTGGCACCTTCGTATCGCTTTGCACAGGGACAAAACGGTAGGTACAAATCACAATCCGAACAGCATGTTAAATGGAGGATTGCCCACAATCCAATTGCAGGGTGTTATTTAAAAGTTTGGTTCGTAAAAAAAATAACTATAACCAGACGGGGAATATACCCAACAGAAAATCTACCAAGCATAATATCCTACGAAGACGCAGGCACCTACACATGGGACTCGCAAACAGTTGAAGATGGTCGCTGCATTAAAAATAGTCTGTCGGTATATGATGTACAAAACATTGTGTACGGACCTGACAATATTGTCCCTATTCCCCAACCAGTGGCAAGTGCGCGGGAATTTGGCAGGACAGAGGAAATATTCATAAAGAAAATTTCTGCCGTAAGGGGTTATGAGCCTCCTAATCCTCCAGAAGACAAACCTTTGGGGCTAGAAACAAAAGATATATCAATTGCTCCCGATCAGTGTTTAAGTTGCGGAAGTTACAGCCAAACAAATTTTGATGACTTCACGGGAGAACCTACCGGAGCATTTTCTCTTAACGGACAATCAGAGGCTTGGAGTTGCCCATTCAGATTCATCCCAGAACTCGTAGATCCAGCCTACCCGCCCTGCTGTGCGGGACATAACCAAGCCGCCACGGATTATCCTGAGTACTATGCGCTACCCGCAGGATGCGATCCCGACCCCGCACCGGAACCGTAGTAAAAATATGGAGAAACTTCCGCCACCTGTGGTCGAAACCCGCATGTTCAAATGTCAGAATTGTGAGGGGGATCACGACTACGAAAACCCTTGCGCGTCTTGCCCCAGCGGAAATTGGGGTCCGGTGTTTTGCGACGAAAGGTCTATCGACGCTATAGAGATTGTGGGACGCGCTTTTAAGCTGACACCAGAAGAAGAAAAAGCGGTAGAGCGCGGGGCAAACGTCCCCAAACAAAGAGTCGCTAATTTCTTTAAAGAAGCGTTAAGGAAACAACAGGAAGAAGAGACGGGGGGTGAAGTTACCCCGCCCTCTACCCTAAACATGGCAGCTTCTTTTACCAAGGCAATGCGAGAGGAGGCCGCAGCCCTGTTTACTCAAGACAAGCTAGACCCCGAAGAAATACAAAAAAGAAGGGACATTTGTTCTGGGTGTCAAATGTTCGCGAATGGTAGGTGCAAAAAGTGCGGATGCTTCCTAAAGCTGAAAACAAGGATGCGTAGCCAACATTGCCCTATAGGAAAGTGGTAAATCTTGACACAAAACTCTCTTTTTACGATAAATCAATGGGTAATAAACCTTGATTCCGGGGTCAATATAAAGTAATTTCCCCGCTAAAGAAACCGCAATTTTAACTGTAATGATTGTCTCCCAAGTTCGCCAACTCCTACACCATCATGTAAGCCCAGACGGGCCGAACAGCATGCTTGTACCAGCACGTATCAACGAGTTGTGTGAGCGTTTTTTCGTCAGTGGTAAGTGGAAGGGAATGCTGGTCGAGGTAAGTCTGGACGCTACCGAGGGCTACGTAACCCTGCCACGGAGGTGCGAATCTGTCCTTGGAATCACGGTACAAAAGGCTCCGAAGACTCCTTTTGGCAGGTGGTACAGCTTCTCCCCCGGAGGCCCCGGCGAGGTAGATTTGGAATCCTACAGCGGTCCTGATGTGGTGGTAGATCAGGGGGACGGCTTCGTCACCTACAAAGACTCTCCTTACGAGTCTTTCCGTCTTCGCCTCAAGGTTCCCAATGCATCTGATCGCAACGCGGGGAACAGTTTTATCATCAAGGGTACGGACTCTGACGGCAAGCCTGTGTACAACTCTGATGGCGAAGAGGGTTTGGTGGTCAATCTCTCTGCTTCAGAGAACACGACTACGCAGTACTTCTCTACTATCACCAGTATTACTAAAGCCCCTACCTTGGGCTACGTAACCCTTTGGGCCGTAAATGCTTCAAACGCCGAGACTCAAATTGGTGAGTACGAGCCGGGGGAGACGAACATCAGTTACCGAAGGTACCGGGTCACACGGGCCGATACTTCAGAAGTCCCGACTGTGAACGCTCTTTGTAAACGCAGGTACGTTCCCGTGGTTTCTGAGAACGATGACGTGATTCCCGGAAACATGGGTGCCTTGAAGCTGGGCTTGATTTCTCTTAAGTACGAGGATACAAATGACTTGGAAAGAGCTACGGAATACTTTACAAGGGCATTGTCACTGCTGAACGCAGAGTTGCGTGAACAGCGGGGCGGTCAAATCAATACTATGCGGTTTAGTCCACACGGGTTCGGTCTGAGTCGCGTTGCCAAGCATTACTAAAATATGGCTACACCCGCCGAGATCAGAGCAAATTATTACAGAGGCAAGCAGCGTTCGCCCGAGGCGCAGGCTATCGCAAAACGTTTGGAAGAAGCCCCGCGCAAGAGTATTGAGGAATCGGGTAGAATTAGCAAATTTAACGAAGGTCGCGACCCCTTCCTGAACACTCTTTCTGACGCAGAACTAGCACTTGCTCCGGGCGGTTTTTCATCTGTTGACATGAACCCCGGTGCTCGTCGCGAGACTGTCCGTGCTGCTGTCGAAGCCGAGATCCCCGATTGGCTACCCGCCGAAGTTGAAAATCGTTTGCGCGAACGTCAAGATGCTATGGGCCGTAAGCTCACTGAACGTGAGAAGGAACAGGCCGAGTACGAACGTATGGCCGGGGTTCCCACCCGCACTTTACTCCCCGGAGAAGATACTGGAACTTTGGTTTCTTCTGCCACTAAACGTGAACAGGCGGCGAAACCCGAAACAGAGGCAGAAAGACTTCTAAATGAAGATCCTGCGCAGCGAGCCTTACTCGCGCCGATCCGTGAGCAACTTGCAGAGCAAAAAGCTGGGGAAGAAGATGCGGCTATTAAACTAGCTCAGTTTCGCGCAAGCGCAGATAAAAACGTACAAGAAAAACGCAAAGAAAAAGAAAAAAGCGAAGGCGCGAGAGCAAAAGATCTATTTGCATCTTGGGACGCAGATAAGGCAGCCCGAGCCGAGGGGGAGAGTTACCAAAAAGACGCAGGACGAAGACTCGCACAGGTCAGACGTAGCCTACGTAGCGAAGATTTAACTGCAGCGCAGTTTAACGAATTGATGGACGAAGAAGCTTTGCTTCGAGGTGTGATTGGGCTCAGAGACCAAGGATTTTCTAACGAAGTTACGGCCCTTGGCCGGGATCTAGAAGCAAATCGTCGTAAGAGGAAAGGTGAGGGGGATCAACTCAGAGCAGCAGCTTTAAAACGCGCTCTTGCTGCAGACACCGAAGCTGGGGGAGTGGAAAGATCAAAAACGGTTGTAGATGAGTTTAATTTTCCCTTAAGTAACACCCTCCGCAGTTTCTCAAACCTTTCGGGTTTCTCTTCTGGTTTCACTGGCTTAAAATAAAATTATGGCTGAAGAATCCCGCTCAACTTTTGACTTCTCCGATCAGTTTGGATCTGATCCGATTACTCGACGTTACCGCCCTACAAATTTAGTAGACATCCGTGGAGCAGAAGCGGGGGCACGTGAGGCGGCAGCTACTCGAGAATTGGCCGAAGCTAATCTAGCCAAAGTGCAAGCTGAGCTAACTGCTCAAATGGCTCCCATGAAAATGGGGGTGGAAATGGTTACTACAATGTCGGAATTGGTGAAAAACCGCGCTGCGATGCAAGAAAAATCTGCTATTAGCATGGCCGCAGCAACAATTTCCGAAGCTTTGGGCAACCCTAATCTTGATCTCAAGGGGTTGTCACAACTGGCATCCGGTTCTAATGCTATCGGGCTCCAAGATACAGAGACAGGGGTGAGAGTACGCTCCCTTATGCTAGACAAATTTAGGCAGGCAGTGGACAATGCAGAATCGCCCTATGAAGTGGATACCATTTTTAGTTCCATTCCCTCAACATTGGCTGCTGAACCCCCGTTTGTTACCGCTCGCGCAAATGCTTTGTCACAAGCTAACTTGAGACAAGGGGTCCAGCAATCGTTCGCATCTGAACCTTCTCTTGGTAAAGTACCTGTTACCCCAGCAGGTGGCGTTGATGTGCCGGGGGCTCAGATAAGCATTGCTGCCAAAGCAGGAGACCTAGAAAGGAGAAAAGAAGCTGGGGCCAATCTTAAATTTGTGCGGGACCAAATTGAGTCTTTGGAGCGTAAGGCAGCAACGGCAGATTTAACCCCAAGTGAACTTCTAGAACGTGAAACACTTGAGGCAGATGCACGTAGACTTTTGGGAATAGTAATGCAGCGAGATGTTTCAGAGGGGTCACAACCCACTGATTCCGCAGCCCCTCCGGGGGACAGGGTTGGGAATATCCTCCCACAGAGCGCGGTTACGGCTCCAGATCAAGCAGCAGCTGCATCTGCCGCAGCTACAGCTACTGGTGGTGCAACGACTACGCCAGAGACTTCGGCTTCCGCCCCAGTCCCGACAGCACTTCCCTTAACTTTGGCAGAGGAAGCGAGACAAGCTGTCGAACAGGCACAGCAAGCCGAAATCCGCGCTAGCACGGCACCGGCTCGTGAAGAGAGACAAGTCGAGGCCGAAAGAAAAATCGAGGAAGGTACGCGGCTTATAAATTTAAGGAACCTTGTTAAGGAAAAATCTAGTCTTCTTAAAGCTATCTACGAGAATGAAGCAGGACAAAAACTTAAACCGGGAATAACCTCTGATTCAGATATTGTAAAACGTGTTCTGGCAAGAATTGCAGAGATAGATAAAGAACTTCCCAAAAAATAATATGGCTCTTACTAGACCTCCAACTTGGGGAGAAGTTGAGCAGGATGAGAGGTTTAAAGCCTTAACTCCTGATTTAAAATTACAGGCACTTAACAATTGGTCTAAACTCTCTAGAGAATACGGAACGTCTACTGGTTTATTCTACTCGCCCGACGAACAGAACAAGTATCTTAACACTCTGGATGTTAAAACTAGGGAGTACGAATCCTTAATTCCTAAAAATGTAGGTACTTTGGAGGGTATTACCAATGCCGCAGCCAACGCTTGGGATTCTTCGCAACAAGCATTGAAGGCTGTCGGCGGGGTGTCGCCCGAAGAAGCTGCTGAAATTTCAAAGATCGAGTACGACAAGCAAGCGCGTAGTCTTGCTCCGGGTTATCGCGACTACCTAGACGCTCAAGGACTGGATGCGGTAAAAGCATTTGCAGTTAATCCTATAGAGGTTACCACAAACATTGTGGCCGAGGGTCTGGCTGGTAGCGTTCCCGCACTAGCTGCAGGTCTCGCTACTGGGTTGGCGGGGGCCGCGATCGGCGCACCGACTGTTGTTGGCGCACCTATCGGTTTCATGGCGGGTCAAGTAACAGGTACTTTTGCCGGATCTCTGGCTACCGAATACGGCGGCAAGATTTTACAAGAACTCCAAGAGGCCGGGATGGACATGACCAATCCCGACAGCATCATTGAATTTTTCTCCAATGAAGAATTGGTTAATGCAGCGCGGGAAAAGGGTTTAAAAAGAGGTATACCCATTGCCATATTTGATGCTTTTTCGGCAGGTATCGGCGGCAGGGTTAGTTCGATTGTCAAAGCTGCGACAAAAGCTCCCGTAGGTTCGGTCGCTCGCAACGTAGCCGAAAGTGGCGCAGTTCAAGCCCTAACTAAAACCCCCACAAGGCTCGTCGCTACAGAACTTGGTATCCAAGCTGGGGCGGGTGGTCTGGGTGAAGTTGCAGGATCTTTGGTTGCTGGGGATCCTATTGAAGGTAAATCTGTTTTTGCCGAGATTCTTGGCGAAGCTGGTCCAGCTATTGCAGAAATTGCTACGGGTCGAGTTTCCTCTGGATTCAATGCGAAGAAAGCCGAGGCTAAAGCGGCCCGAGATAAGAAAGTTTCTGAGACTCTTAAAACTGAACAAACTTTGCAGGAAAACAATGCGCCCCTGACCGCTAAAGCTTTGAGAGACGCAACCGTGGGTTCCTTGAAAGAAGACACCGATCGCGTAGAAACCATAGTATCTGATATCGAAGAGAGGGAGCAAACAGCTGCTGCAGAAGCAGCTTATCGGGAGCAGAGACCTCCAATCATCTTGCCGCCAGCCACTCCTGCAGTTGTAACTCCTACTCCGGCTCCTGCGGAACTTGAGCGTATAAAACCTGCAGAAGAGCAAGTTTTTTCCACAATAGAGGAAGCTAACAGATGGTTCAGATCTTTTAATCCGGAAGAAATTTCAAGCACTGGAACAACTACGCAGAATGGGAGGGTAGTGGCTAGGGTAAGTTTTATTCCGAAAAGTAGTACAACTGCGCCCACTCCAGCAGTGGTAACTCCCACTCCCGCTCCTGCGGCGGTAACTCCTGCTCCTGCAGTTGTAACCCCGGCTCCTGTTCCTACTCCTGTGGCGGTAGCTCCTGTTCCTACTCCCGCAGTTGTAACTCCTACTCCCGCAGTTGTAACTCCTACTCCCGTTCCTACTCCTGCTCCTGCGGCGGTAACCCCCACTCCGGCTCCTGCCGCACCCACAGCCCAGCGTCCAGAGTTAGCTGAAGCGATTAAGAGGCGTAACGTCAACGAAGATGGCACGATCTGGCTTGATGGAAACCGAGTTGCGGCTACTCCCGAGAACGTCGAGAGGGTACTTTCATCACAAACACGCACCGCAGACTCAGAAAATTTACAACGTAGCATTGCGCGACTAGAGCAACTCGCTAAAGAAATGCCTGACGCGGATATCGAGACTGTTCGGAGGATGGGTTATCAAGAAAAACTTTCCGGGCTCGAAGCCGATACCCGCTTGGGGTCTTTTGTAGAAGCACTCAAAGAGGCGAAATACCGACTACAACAATCTCAGCAATACGCAGCGGACTTGCGACTCGCGTCAGCTATGGCAACCGAAGCCGTTGCTCCCGCACCCACCCCTGCTCCTGCTCCTGCCACTGCCCCCGCTCCGGTAGTTGAAACTCCTGCTCCTGCTCCTGCTCCGGTAGTTGAAACCACTGCTCCGGAACTGCAAGCACCGAACCCCGATGCGCAGGCATATGAAGACGAACTAGTTCAAGAATCTCTGAACGCAGGGACCAAGGTACCACAACGCACGGTAGAGCAGATCCGTAAAGATATTAAAGGAACGGGTAGGTATCCCGGCCAATATCAAGTTGAGATCCGTAAACTCCGTGAGCGTGTAAAAGCTCGTCTTGCCGCCGCAACCCCGACCCCAACCCCAACCGCTCCTGCAGCTGTAGCTGCCCCGACTGCTCTACCAACCGAACAGGAAACACTGATCGAGGAGAGTTTACAAAAAGGCGGGGTCCCTTCTACAGCCGCAATCAAAAGTAGGTTTAAAGAAGCTGGCGTAGAGCAACAACGAGCAGTGCGTACAGAAGGAGTTCGGAGACTAGCTTCTAATTACGGCATTGAGTATTCCGATACTTTAGACATGGTGAAGGATTTTGATAAAAAAGATTCCCTACCCGTGCGTCTGGTGCCGTCTGCTGAAGAGGGTGTCAGTACTGTTGAACCAGTTTTCGTAAACAACCCCGATGTTGCAGCACGTCAACTGGACAAAGGATATACTCTTACGGTGCCCGAAAACATGCGGAACAACGTGGCTCCGGGAATTACTTTCGACCCCAATACTGGGCAGGTGACTTCAGCCCAATCGCGTGGATTCACGGTCCAGAAGCTGGGAGAGTTGGCTAAACAAGTCCGAGATTCAAGGGTTAAAGTAGAGGGTTCGGCTGACATTAACTCTGAAGCCGACATGAAAAAGCTCAGGGTAGGGGTACAAAAACTGAGCAAGAATAAAGATTTTGAAACCCAACTGCGCGGCGTAATAACACGTCTGGCCGAGTTCAACACTAACCTGCCCATAAGTGATAAAAGCATACTGGAGACAAAAGCCCTGTCTATTTGGGTTGATGGTCAATTGAAAAACAAACCCATTGACCCGGCTTTGGCTTGGAAGTTTGCCGAAAGAAAACTAGCCCCGAAGCTGGCTGTGCGGGTGCAAGAAGAATCTTTACAAGCAGCTTATACCGAGAGTGGCCAGACCCTAGAAAACGTACTCTTTT